GTACAACATGTACTAAACCATGCAATAAGGATACTTGTGGAGCATGGTTCGTAAAATGCCCACCGAAGCCTTGTGAAACATGTATAAAACCCTTGTATGAGATTATAACTTATTGTAATATCAAAGAAAAAGAATTTAATGTTACTATAAATCCTGATTATTTACCCATTCAAGGATTTATATTGGCGTTTGTTGATGAATGTGGTAAGCCGATTATTTTTAATGATTGTAATAGCTTGATGAAAATAGAAAGTATTACACCATACCCGTGTCATGATTATTATGGTAATCCAACATGTAATTATTTTTATGGTCAAGTTTGTCCATTTGCTAATAAAGATTATTATACTTACACCATACAAGAGCATAACTGCATGCCAATAAATCCTTCATTGTGGTCATATTATATAAATACAAAGTTGCCGTTAAGGTTAACGTTCAAACTAGATTATAACTATACTGGAAATGTATTCTTGTACATAAACATGTTTTATCCGCAAGAACATATTGAATGTAAACTAGGGCCAATTATTCGCAACTGCATAATAAGCGACCAAGAAAAGCATTGTGTTGGTAATCCGATGGCGTGCGGGTATGTTTCATGGATGACTGATTTAGACGAATCTAGCTGCAGCTATCCTTATAACTGCAACTACAACTATGACTGCAACTGCAACTATCCCTGCAACTGCAATCATAATTATCCGTATAATCATTGAAAGGATTTAAATATAATTAGACTATTATACGAATGGCGTCCGCGTTTTTATTTATTATGCAAAAATATTTTATAACCAAAGAACATAATCTTGAATTACCCTTGAAACGCTATTTAACTTTCAATGAAAAAATGGCGATTAGTTCTAAAATTTGTCAGAATGATTCATTGCCGTATAGTCAAAGCATAGCAATATATAATTATTATCAATTTATGATGTTTGCTACATATGACTCAGATAAATTCGTCTGCTGTAAATTTAAATTATTGCGAGACGGGCTTGAGAATGTATTTTATAATGATCTCATAAGAAATGCGCATATACAGACATTTTATAAATTACAAAAAGTATATAGGTGCATGTGTAGGCTGGCATTTATATACAAATTCAAACGCGCGAAAGTACAAGTTGCAACAGACCTTCTATTGAATGATTTGAAGCCCACAGACAAAAACGTGCTTACTATTTTTGATTCAAATAGCAAGTATTTGTTTTCACTAACTGATTTGGTAAATATATTTTATTCGTCTTTGTGCAATTCTGCTTATTTTATTCCCTCACCAGTTTCATGCAAGAATCCCTATACAAACCTCCCGTTTTCAAAAGCAAATTTGTATAACATCTATTTTTTTATTTTACGGAATAAAGTACAGGTCCCTGTAATTATTCAAAATTATTTTTTGTGCAACTTTAGTTTGCGTCGTTTCCTGTTTGAAAATAAACGCCTTATTCACGAAAATTCAATTGAGGCTTACGTAAATAATAGTCCTCCTACTTATTTATATTCAAGTATAACAGACATGTTGTATGAACATAACATAAATAGACCGAGATTGAAGATACATACTGATTTTCCTGTAAATAAGCTAGTTGATATAATGCGCCCGTATTTAATGTTGTATTATAAGAGCAAATATTCAGGTGTTAGGGCATTGAATAAAAAAAACCATTTATTATTATGTAAAAAGATGAGGGAATTTAAAAAGTTCAATCCAAAATTTGGACAGAAAACCAAAGCAACACATAGTCTTGATTCTATGTGGATAAGTCAACCATCGGCGATTAGCTTTAACGAGATACATATAATATATAGCTTACGCAACGAAGACGAATCTACATTTGAAAAGTCGCATTTATCAGTTGATGCGTACAATACAGATGATGATGATGATGATGTCGACTCTGATGACGATGATGACGATAACGATGAAGAAGATCTTGGTATGCATTATTGAGCGATTGTTTAGTTATTTAGTTGTTTATCAAATATGCAATATAGCTTTCCATGTTTTTATTCTCTCCCTTGCTTGAGTGTGAAGGCCTGGATATTGTCTTAAAGCATACTCAGTTCTAAATAAGTTGTCGTCGGCGTGTCTAAATACTCGATGTTCAAATAATTCTTCTGCTTTATAAAACGAATCCTTGAAGTTTCCATGATTTACTTTCATATGATATATCATGCATCTATCAAAATCATATGCCGTTAGCAAATCGGCTTCTCTAACAACATGATATGCGCGTTGATAAATACCTAAATCAGGAAATCCGTCTTTTTTTACCTTGGAATACGACATGGTAGTAATAATAGAAGTAATCGCGGTATTTTCGGCGTCGGTAATTTTATACTTCAAAAACGCGTTTATTTCGGCAAGGCCTTCGGCTTCGTTCATATATTTTTTGTCGCACATGTCGTGTAATGCTGCTGCTAAATAAATTATTTTTTTATGCGACTGGATAGATGGATTTGTCTGCAATTCCATCTCATAAATAGCATGGGCTAAATGCAAGACATTCATACTATGTGATATATTGTGTGTTTCATCAATCTTGTACTTAATTGACGTTTCTAATATAAACTGAGAGATATCGTTAAATAACTCCATGTTCATAATTGCGATGATATAATAATACTTTACATTAAAATTAAAGAAGTTTCATTTCAATTTTTAATAAAACAAAATATAGTCATATACGCGTTAATATATTGATATTATTATTTCAATATATTATATTAAAATGGCAGAATGCAAGAGTAAAATTAATCTGCTTGTGACAGGTGGTTGTGGATTTATTGGATCTAATTTTATAAATTATATTTTTGCAAGCGACAAATATAAGATTATTAACTTTGATGCCATGTATTATTGTGCAGATGAAAAAAATGTCAATAGCGATATACAAAATAATCCAAATTATACGTTGGTGAAAGGCAATTTATGCTCGGAAGATTTAATTAACCATGTATTAAAATCGTATGAAATTGAACAAGTCGTTCATTTTGCAGCACAATCACATGTTCAAAATTCATTTGACGATTCCTTGCAATTTACAAAGGATAATATTTTAGGAACACATGTATTGTTGGAATGTTGTAGAAAATATGGTAAGATTACAAAATTCATTCATGTTTCAACAGACGAAGTATATGGCGAGTCCATGAATAGCGTAGACGAAAAACACAAGACAGAGCATTCTATTTTATGTCCGACCAATCCTTATGCTGCAACTAAAGCTGGTGCAGAATTAATTGCACAATCGTATAACCATTCTTATAAAATGCCTATCATTATTACACGTGGAAATAATGTATACGGACCAAATCAATATCCTGAAAAATTAATTCCGCGATTTATTCAATTATTGCAAAATGACAAGCCAGTTACCATACAAGGAGCAGGCAGTTCAGTTAGAGCATTTTTGCACGCGATTGATACTGCACACGCGTTTCAAGTTATATTGGAGAAGGGTGTTGTCGGTGAAATATATAATATTGGGTGTGACGAAGGAATGGAATATAGTGTTGCAGAGGTAGCTAAAATATTAATTCGCAAAATAAAGAACACGGAAGACTATGATAAATGGATTTCTTATATTGAAGACCGACCATTCAACGACCAGCGATATTATATTAGTAATCAAAAACTAAAGGATTTGGGTTGGAAGATTTCTGTTAATTTTGAACAAGGATTAGACGCGCTTTTGACATTGTCGCGCAAATGATTATTTATTCTTTGGTAATTTAACCTCATTCACATAGGTTTGACTAATTATTGGTTTCGCCTCGTCGTAGCTATTATATTTTATAAACCGATTTTGTTTTGTGGGAACCAATTCTTCAAAGTATTCTTGTGTAATCAAGGATTGTAATATGATAAATTCATCGTCATACAAATTATAGTCGACTTTTCCAAAAGACAAGTAGGTTTGTTTCTCAAACATGAATGATTTGATTCGGTTATACCGAATTAGCTCATCTGCCATTTTCAAAAAGTAATTCTTTTCATTGTCTGACCTGGTTAACAAATTCTCTTTGGGAATGATTAGCTGGCATTTACCATTGATAGTGAATGCACACAAGGGTGCATTTGCATTGCATTTATCCGCGGTTTTATTCATTGCACAAGTAGTTAGTTCATTTATGAGTTTGTAATCATAATCCTTGACAAATATAACCATATCCTCTACTAATCTACGAAGTAGCTCGGTTGTTCTCTTTAATTTTTCACTATATATTGCAAATGGAGACTTGGTTACATTTTCTATTTCTTCTCGAAGTTCCAACTTACTATAATCGTTCAACAACATGCGAATGGTTGTCCGAAACAATTGGTAGAGACTTGTTTCTAGTTTGATTTTTTTCACGTAATTCTCTCTTTCTTGGTCTATCTTGTTTGACATGGTTATAATAGAATCGCTTGATATAAGAGGTATCGCATCTTTGTTTACAACATAATTATTGTCGCGAATCTCGCGCAGTGTGTCATCTTTAATTTCCGACACGGGTATTGGCACCGAAAGTTGCACGAATTGATTTGTTTCCGTTAAGACTCCTACAACAACTTCGTCTTCGATTATTTTGAAAATCGGATTGCATGGAACTTTTCCGAATGTATTTTTATAGACATTTTTCAAAAATGCAATGGTCTCATAATAAGGTTGCCAGATGCTCGGTTCCATCATAAAAGTATAATCAATACCTGGTAATAGTGCCGATGGATAACAAGGTATAAAACCGCTGGTAATCGTTGGCAACGAAGACTCTGGCAACGAAGACTCTGCAATGATTCCGATGACTTTCCCTTGATAATTTACAACTTGATTACGGATAACATAGTTATTCTCGTTCAAAATATTCACCATGTCTTGCAGGATCATTGCATGCTTCGCTTTGTATACCTTTGGCATGCTAGCGAATGGCGCACATATGTTTTTATAATAGGGTTTAATAACGTAATTAAAAAGATATTTTATTTGTTCGGATAACCTAATGTCTTGCTCTCGGAATAACTTACCAACGTAAAGCACATCTTCTTTGTTTTTCGGATTTTTTTCTGTTTTATAAGTGTATATTGGCTCAAAATATTCGTCTTGATGAAATAATATAAGTGTTGGTTTCACGGGGTCATATACGACGCTATTATAATGGTTTGTCGGGCAAATTAAATTTACGTTATCTGTAATATCATCATTTGCAACTTCCAATATGACTAGGTTGATACCCTCTTTAAATAGTGCGGGAT